TAGCACAGCCGTTATAAAAACGTTAGAAAATTACAATTAATGTTTAGGAAAACCCGCTTAAGCTAGAAAACTTAAGAGGATAAAAAACCTAAAATTAAAAATTTTCTAGCTATAACAGCTAAACTTTAAAAACTTCAATAAGAAGAATAAATCGATTGTAACGATTTATTTTTAAGGGTTTGCAACAATAACTGGGTATGAAGCATAATAAAAAATTGTTGGGCAACACAATAAATAGTGACAATTAAAATCTGCACCTGCCCCAGCATAACATGTAAATGTTGCCAAACTTGAAGAAGTATTAGCCGAAGTTTGTCGTATAATACTATCTAAAAGAACACATGTCCTATGAGAACCATCAAATTGGTTCCCATCAATAATAGATGTAGCATCTGGAAAATTAAATGCATATTGATTCATAGTCGGTAAATAGAAAGATAAAGAAGGATTAACTTTATCATTAGTAAAAGTTGCACCACCTTCATATTGGGTAAATTGTTTATTTAACCATGCTAAAGTAGTGCTCTTGGTATCAGTATCAGTTATATCAGAGTAATTCTTTCCTAAAGAAAAATCACCTTGATGCGAGGTAGTAATTCTTTGAACTCTAGTATCAACTAATGCAGAATAAACTCCCTCTCCAGTATTAACAATAAAATTTGTTCCACCACGATAAGCTCCATATAACATTGCAACATATATCATGGGATGTGTATTGGAACAAGTATATGGAGCACTACCTGTACCAACAACTTTAGTCGCTTTCATCATACCTTTAGGATCAAAACCAAAAGTGGGTGACATATTATGATAACTTTTAACAAAACGAAAAAATTTTTTAACTGAAGTAAGATCAGGGACAGAAACATCATACATAGAATATCGATGCAATAATGCCCTTAAGGATACCACAGGTTCCCCAAAATTTAATAAATGTCTATCTGGATGAAAACTACCTTTATCACCCAATGTAATTTCAGTAGACTCAATATCAACAGAGTCATTACTTTGGATTGGGAAAAATGAAGGTGGGACTGAGGCTGCATTTTCTCCCAATTGACTACAAGGATCTATTAATTCTAAATTTTCAGCTCCTCTAACAGTAATAATAATATCAACAGTTGCAGGAGTGGTAGGTGAAACAAGTGGATTCAGTATAAATATACCAAAAGTTCCATTATCAAAGTCAAAAGCGGGATCTAAATCATTATTATTAGTATTCCAAACTTGATTAGTAATACCACGAGCTCGTAAAAATTCGAACCTTTGATGAAAAGGAATACGTATAGTAGCTTTATTAGTTTCACCTATATCTAAAACAGTAGAATATACAGTATTAATAGGTGCAACTGCAGAAGGATTACCAATTGGATCCCATTGTAAAAGTAAACGACCTTTATGAAATTTTGTGCAAATAACATCTATATCAAAAATAATATCACCTCTCCAGTATGTGAACATGGATGTTAAATATGACATATATGTATGATTAACAGTATAACATTTAATAGGAGTACCAACAGTTTGTAAATTAAACATTGATGGAGAAACTGGTGTACCAAAAATTCTAGTATCGGCTAATTCTGTAGTTGACCAATCAGCAACTGTTAAAATAGTAGGTTTTTGAAGAATATGTGATATAACCATTTCATCTTCAGGTCCTAAACCCAATAGAGCTGGATCAATTGACAAACCTTGTGTAGGGCTAAGTACCAATTTTTGCACAGCAGTAGAAATTTCACTAGTAGACATCTGAGAAAATGGCATTGGTGTATATGCCTTAACATCTTCAGTAACTGGAGTATTAGAATAACCCAAAGCTTCAGCAACAATAGCCCCTTTTGAAGCATGTTCAGAAAGTTGTGTGGCACCAGCTGAAATTTCAGGGGCCACAAATGCTGTGGCTTTAGCAACAGTAGAACCAATATTAGCTATGGTTTTACAAGCATCAGAAACATCTCCACCCTGAAGAGAAAATTCTGTAGAACCATTCAATTCAACATCTTCAAACCAAGCATATGTTTGGATGGTTAAAGAAGTCGATGCTGTTGCAGATGCCACCCTAAGAGGACTCGCAATAAAATAATATAAAGTTCCCATCCACTCCCAATCTTCAGGTCTAGTTAAACATAACCAAGATCTATTAACAAAAAATGGTAGATGCAAATCAGCAGAAGCATTATCAGCAGGATACAAAAGAATATGCGGTAATTGAGAGTATGGTGTTGCTAGACGAATATCGTTTGCAACCACTGATGGTTGAGCAATTTTAGACGTACGAAAACCTACATTGGGTTCATGAGACACCATAAATGCACCATAATGAAACGGTGTACCATTTATGACAAACTTAAGACATAGTTTTGCTCGCATATAAGCATAATTTGATAATTTTTTCTTAATTGTCGCATCACTAATCAAAAGCTTCCAAGGTTTGATTTGGGCATCAACTGAAACATTTCCAACAGTTTGTGAAGTTGTCCAAGTATGAGTTTTAATCAAAGTCGGTCGACTTAAAAACTTAGCTAAACTAGTTCCTTCAGTTGTACCGGAAGAAACTATAGGGACTTTACGATAACTAGTATCTTCAACAACAAGTTGAGAATCAACAAACGTAACTGTCTCTACAGTAGTAGATTTAGCAGAGACTGCTCGATCAGATGAAATTTCAGCTTCATCTGAAGATTGTATTTTTAAAGAATTCATACACAACATGTAGGCTCTTTTATACCGACATATTGGTGTGGTTGTTTCGGTCACCACATCAACACTTGAACCGCATACACAGGCGGAACGACCTAAAAATTTTAAATTGAAAAACCAGTTATAAGACCTGAAAGATGGCTTATTCTATCAAGAATTCGAGTTTTCACACTCGTAAGGCTCCGAGGCCTTATTGAATCTTTTAACCAAAGTGTCATACGTTGGTAATGTAGATTCATTAACATAGAACGTATATGGTTCACGTTCCAATACCTGTTTAAACTTCAAATGTTGCTTCTCAAACTTCTCTTTACCATGAAAGAAATATTCAGAATTTGCACTACTTATGACATCAACCATTTGCTTATATTTATCAATAGTCTTTGAAGGTACCCACATAGTTAATGATTTAATAATTGATGCTTCATCAAGAGGAGCCATCCAATTATTAACATCATTACTCCAACGCCACTCTCTCTTCAAGAATGAAACATCTGAGATATTAATAAAGGGAACACTCTCAGACTCCTTATCTGCCATAGTATATTCAACACCTATAAATTGAAGTTGATTTTGAATGGCTGTGTGATTGAACCACGCAGCCGATGGGTTTACTCCCATAATATTATCATCTCCATAAGTAAATAAACGTACATTCTGTTTAAAAGATGATACCTCTTTATTTGGATTTAATGAAATATAACAATATCTCATATATAATGAATTCACCAATGAATTAATTATCACAGTTAATGGATGACCCGATGGATTAGTTCCAAAAAATTCCACCAAATCACCATTAACATTTGTAACAGGAAAAGCAGTATCTTCACCAATACACATAATGGTACGACATTGCTCTTCTGTGAAACCAGCTGCCTTATGAACATTTACAATTATCTCATATGCAGCTAAAATAAAATCTGCAATCATTCGTTTATCAAATTTACCATAATCACCAGCAACAATCTGATTTGTGCCAAAATGAGTTAAATAATCATAAATCATGCCCCACTCAGCTGATTGAGTGACAGTACCAGGACCAGCTTCAAAAACAAATTTATTCTTTTGTAATAATCGAATGAAAGATAAAAGATTCTTTCGAACAACCAAACTCCAATCAATAGGAGCCCCAGTAAACATGCGAGTTTTCTTTATTTCACACTTACTTAAAGCCGTAGCCTCATCTTTAAGATGACCAACAAAGACTGGATAACATCTCTGACCCTGTCGATATTTATCTTCAATGGAACTTACACGATCCCAAATTTCCTGTGGGAAATCCACACCATCAGGATAAATTTCATCTTTAGCATCAATAAGATATTTTTTCTTTGGACATGACCAAGGAAAACCCATAGATGTGGTGGTAGCTATTTTATCAATATACATAACACCAGGTAAACCATTAACACTTGCTTTATTGGATAAAACCAATAATTCTTTTTCCCAATCTTTAGGTAAATTGTTAATGATATCATCAGTAAAGCTTCTAACACACTCTTTAAGATATTGTTTATTATAATTAACATTAGGTTTTACCATTTCAATAACATTTTTCCTCCATGGCTCCCAACCATTCATACATGGCTGTCCATAATTATTTTTCACACCATAATAATCAAGAAACTCTTGACTTAATGGTGTAGCACAAACATTACTCTTAGGTTTACATCTAAATCCAGTAAATGAACCATAAACATTAACCGTTGCACTTTCCAAATACCGGAAAATACTTTTATAATGAGGTTCAATCACTAAATTCGTTTTATCATCACATGACAGAACCGGAGCATTACCTCCCTGAATAATTGGTCTAGATGTAAAACAATCTGATGAAATCAAAGTTTCAATTTCATTCAATTTTACATCTAAAATACCAATATTATTATTTAAACCCAAAAAGTGAATACCAATAATTATTGGACCACGTGGAGTCATAGCAATACATAAAGAACCACAATCTCCTTCGTTAGTAATATCACTACTAACTCCAATATGTACATTAAATTTCCTTGATAATGTTGATACCTCAAGATTTTCAATCATATGCATTGCAAATATACTCTTTAAATCAAGAGTACCATCTCTAGCTCGTGTGAGTTCAATAGCAGTTGTTGGGCTAATAACTTGATTATTCCAAAATTTACTAATATCTTTGAATGGAGGAATACTACTCACTTCAAAAACACACAAATCATTAACTTTACTGAAACTAATATCACTGCGTTGAATGGCAATACGAATATTTGAATTAATAGCAGCTTGTGAATTTGTTTGAATTACATCAACAGTGAAATCATTATAGTGATCTTTAAAAGCATGACCATTGGTTACACAAAAATGTCCTTTAACAAATACACCTCGCATAGTTCGCTTCATATTTTCACCAGGTACACGAATTTCCAATAAAACACAATTCTTATCAAAAAGATCACGTATATCATTTGGTGTAGCTGAAGCTAAACTTGCTGAAGCTAATGGAACATCAAAACTTGTTAATTCAACACGTGGATTATACCAAACATTTTGTTTTTGTTCTTTAGCTAACTGACTTTCAGTTACACCGTGAACATTGCTCACTTGTTGCTGAACTTTCTTTTCTTCACTTTGAACATTAGTTTTCTTTCCATTATTATCTTCTCTAATATAACAAAAATACGTGGTAATAGCTGTAAGCATTAACGTACCACAAATTAACATTCGTCTAAATCGTGGATCTTCTAAACGTGGGCTAAGATTAGTAATATACGTAACATGTGCTTCTTGTGTGACATAATTCATACAATAAGCAATAATCCAACGCATACTTCGATAATATGATGCCCACAATAATAAATTCATAACACTTTTATATGAAACTATCCAATTAACTGTCATCATGAACGTATTTTTAGCATAATGCATTAGTGTGGAATTTCCAAACTGTAGAACCATGCAAGAATCATGTGGTAATGGTTTAAAACACGTTTCGCAAACATTTATTGAAAACATATCAGTGTCCTTAGTCATAGCACGTGTTTGGTTGGCTTCATGTTCTTTACATGCTTTACCAAAAGCTTGTAAAAATTCATTGACATCATCATATTTCTTAACCAGTTCCAAAGTCGCTAATTCTCTATTTCCCTGTAAAACAGGAACAACTTTTTGCACCTCAATATCCCAAAGATCAGGAAATTTGCCATCTTCAGTTGCAATTTTGATTGGATCAATGAAAACTTGATTATTATGTAAAAATTCCTGTTTAGGTTTAATGTTAACCACAAAAGGTAATCTACGCCGAATAGCTAAAGGACACCAAAAATATTCTTGAGCATGTAAATCAGCGCAATTTGAAGTTGCTATAACTAATTTAGCCATAACTGGAGTTTTACCTTTATCCTCCAAAGCTGCTTGTGGTGGAACATATGGCACATTATTAATAACATTTAGCATGTCCTTAAGAGTTGAATCAACTTCAGGACTTTTAGCTGGATTTAAAAATGCAATATCATCAAGTTGAATACACCACTTACTGGAATCAAAATTACTCCAATATTCATCCATAGGATTTCTCACATATCTGAAATGGTCATCTCTATCTAACTTAAAAAGAGCACCATAATAATGGTATATCATTTTACTAAAAGCCGATTTAGCTATACTAGATGAACCGTGAATTAATATACCCATTGGTGAAGAACGCTCTTTTTGTGCAGCACGTCTAGTAATTTCTGTATTTTGCAACAGTTGTAAAGTGCTTAATTTTTTCTTAATTAAAGTAGAATCTATTCCTGATACACTTCGTACATGCTTAGCATAAGCTTCACCTTTCTCAACTGCAGATCTTAAATCTGCTAAAAATGAAAAATATGAAGTATTATGTGCTTGCAAATTACCAACAAATGGAGCCAAATTAAGAATTCTATCACTTTCTTTTAACCAAGCATTATACTCAACACCACTGTGAACAAAATTAGTTATATCACCTGTTACTTTAAATTCGTGAAATTTCTCACACATGAATAAAGTTACATCAATAACACACACATAAAAAGCTTTTTTAGAAGAAAAAGCCGACAACATAGCTCGCTGTTCCATTTTTGAATAATCTTCATCAGATAAATACAAACCAAACTTACGTAAAAATCCTTGTGTGAGTAAAAAGGAATATAAACTCACTAGTTTCTTACCAAGTTCGCAATCACTTATCTTTGAAACTGTATCAAATGCTGATCGTAAAACTTTTAAAGTTTCTCCTACATCAAAAGCTTGAACTTCATTTGTAAAAAAGTTATTAATTTTATTTATAGCCAAAACACCTAACGATTCGCCCACAAATAATTTGTAGGCCATTTGAGTCATAAGCATATAATCACTAACTGTTTTACATTTCTTAGCATAATTAATAGTTATCATCAAATTTTCCATTTGAGATAAGATCCACGCATGCTCAGTATTTAAAGTTATACCTTTAATACTATGAGCGATATGGCGCAACATCTTATTAAATTGTGATGTATCACTAAGATCTAATTCATCATCACTTTGAATTTTCATTTTATTATAAATACTTTGTCTATCTAATTCAGACAATAGTTGTTTTTCACACTCTTGCACATGAGTGTACAAAGGTAACATAATTTTAATACCCTTGTGATATGTTGCTACTCTGATACTTTCTTCAATGAAATGAACTGTATCTTGAATAACGTGCGAATTCTTCGCATCTCTACGTACTTGCTGTACCATACTACCATGTTGCATAATAATATCATGCGCACCTAAGATTGGCAAATTCCTATTATCTTTATAATATTGAAGATAGTCAATCATAGTAATATCACGTTGAATTTCGCAATGAACTTTAGCATTGCGACGTGTTTTAGTCTTATTATTATTAATATTATTATCGTGTACTTTGTTCAATTTGAACAAAGTTTTTAAAAAATTGACGTGCGACCCTTCGAATGTAATTTTAATCATTGTAATTAGGTCTTAGTTTAAAAATATTAGTCTTTCCTAAAAGTCATTTAGTCTTTGCTAAAAGTCAAGTTCCATTCTGGAACTAATAGCTATTTCACAGCTTAGTTGTCTATCCAACTGTGGTAAAGTATACATATTATTCAATTTAAATCGTATTTAAAATTTCTTATGAGAAGGAAACCTACTAACACATGCGTTATATCCGTCAAAATATATTGCAAGGCAGCATACCAATTATAAATTTAAATTATATACGTTCGTCATTAGTGACGTGAAATGGGATCCTATCAACAGGAGACTTACAACGTGGGGTAGATGGGAAAAATTTATATCAGAGGGGATTGCCCTTACAGATAAATTTAACCAAAATACATTATGAACCACTAATCGTCTATAATACCAAATACACATATAATAACTAATAATATATAAATAAATAGATAACTCTCACATGCTTATTTAAAACTATTAAATAAATAATAAAAACAGTAATTAAAATAAAAGTGATATGAAAAATATCACTAATAGAGTTCAACACAAATGTCTAACATACATTTGCAAATTCTCTAAAATTTTTAAAAACAATTGGAAAATTTCCTAAATTACGAAAAACCAATTTTACAAACAAATAAACATAAAGGAATATTATTTAAAGCCTATATTCTAAAGGCATTAGTAAAAATCTACTAAAATTCAAATAAAAATAAAAATAATTTAAACTATATAGT